ACTCCGTAATCACTGTGCCAGAATTCCACACCACGCAAACTAGAGACTTTCACAATGGTGCAGAAAATAAAACTAATGATTTATGGAAGAATCATCTGCGATCCACAGCATTTACATTGTCACCTTATGATAAAACCATTGTAATGGACACAGATTATATTGTAGGCAATAGTAACCTGCTGAAATGTTTCCACAGCAAAGAAGATTTTTTAATACATCAAAAATCTACCTATATAAATTATTTTAACAAATCAGAATGGAAAATCAAATACATCAGTGACACCGGCATGGAGATGTATTGGGCCACTGTGTTCTATTTCAAAAAAACTAAAAAGGTTGGGCAACTGTTTGACTTGATTGCTCATGTGAAAGACCATTGGAAATATTATAGATTTATTTGGCAGATTCCTGAAACAAATTTTAGAAATGATTATGCTTTCAGCATGGCAATTCACATATTGAACGGCAATGCTAGAGGTGCGTGGCCACGCAATCTACCAGATACATTGTATTACATCACAGATCGAGACAAAGCAGACAGTTTTAACGAAGGCAAATGGCAGTTGTCATTGTTCACTGGTTCATCCTATATCAAGACCGCAGCACAACATGTGAATTTGCATGTGATGAACAAATTTAGTTTAGATGACATCATTAGCAAGGAGATTGCTGTATGACATCACAAGGCTTTTGTATTTTTGCTCAACACCATGATCACACAGACTATGCTAGACAGGCCTATGCTTTGGCCATCAGTATCAAAATCCAGATGCCCAGCAGCAAAGTGTGCCTGATTACCAATATAGACATTGGTGCCAGCATGCGTAAAGTGTTTGATCATGTGTTGGATATTCCAGGCAATGATGAAGCAAAGGACCAAGATTGGAAAATTCAAAATAGATATAAGATTTATCAATGTACACCATTTGAGCGCACAATAATATTGGATGCAGACATGCTGTTGCTGAACAATATCAACCACTGGTGGGATTTTTTTAAAAATTATAATATGTATTTTCCCAGTGAAGTGGAAAACTACAGAGGCGAACTGTGTGAGAACAATTTTTATCGCAAAACTTTTACCAGCAATGATCTGCCCAACCTATACTGCGGCATGCACTACTATCGTCGTTGTAGAGAAAACTATCAGTTTGTTGATCTGTTGGCTCAAATCGTAAAAAATTATAAACTATTTTATTCCAAATTCACACCCAAAGATCAACAAACGTGGTGCAGCATGGACGTCAGCGTGGCATTAGCCAGTAAATTGTTGGGGATCACAAAAAATATCACCAGCAAGCAGCATCCATCCATCACATTCACACACATGAAAGAACATCTGCAAAACTGGCAACATGTGCCCAAGCATTGGATGGATAAAGTGAATGTGTACTTTGATGATCAAATGAACATTAAGATTGGCAATTTCAGTCAGTATGGTCTTTTACACTATGTGCAAAAAGAGTTTTTAAGTGATGACTTGTTAAAAATTTTAGAAAAAAATTATTATGAAAGAATCAAATAAAATGTATGTGACTTTTGAACTTGACTCAGGAAAAATTTTAGGATGTTCAGTGAACAAATCTCCCAATAGTTTTGCTATTGATGTTGCATTGGGTGAAAAATTTATTATGGGCACTGAGTCCATGGGTAATTATATTGTGCAGTACAATCAAGGCACATACCAATTGCAAAAAAACGGAGTTTTAAACCATGTGAGCGGCACAAATCAAAACACAATTCAAAACATTGTGAACAAGGACATATACAGAATACCTGACAAGTCTGATAATCATAAAGGCATACTAATTAGACTGTTAAATAAACAACACAAGATTGAATTCATAGTGGATGAAACTTTTATCAACACATTGAATTTGGTTGTATCCAACAAAAATCAAATGATGCACAGTTTTTACAGTTGTAAAAAACATGATGCCACTCAGCTGGACCAAGTTTTTGAAATAAATCTTTATGACCTAGCTGAGCAAAAGCACATCAGCATGAATTATAACCCTTTGTATGAGGTGGATATCTATTGTAAAAAAGTTTTTGACTATTCCTTGGAGAGAATATATGAATAAAATTGCCATTAAGGACTGTGATATTATATTTTTAAGCTATGACGAACCCAACTGCGAAAAAAATTATGCAGCTCTAAAACAAATAGTACCCTGGGTCAAGCGTGTGCATGGCGTGCATGGATCAGACACAGCTCATAAGGCCTGTGCGGAACTTTCTGCTACAGAATATTTCTTAACAGTGGATGGTGACACACAGATTGATGCTAAAATTCTGGATCTTGTGTTAGATCTAGAAGCAATGGGCATGGATTCCAGTTGGATCTTCAGCTGGTGTGGCAATATCAATGTGAACGGACTAAAATATGGCAATGGCAGTTTAAAATTATGGACAAGAACATTTGTTAGAAACATGAAGACCCATGAAAATTACAGCGGAGCAGATCATAATGAAATAGAATTTTGCTATTTTAATAATTTGTTTCAGTTCAACGAGAATTACAGCACCAGCTACATCACCAGCACACCCAAACAGGCATGGAGAGCTGGTTTTAGAGAAGGCATCAAGATGAGTTTGATTAAAAATCACAGAATCAAACACATCAATGAACTGTGGTGGCAGAATTATCATAGGTTGTTGATATGGATGACTGTGGGGCAAGATGTGCCCAACGGCATTTGGGCCATAGCTGGAGCAAGGCATGGCTGTCATAAAGTGTTGTGTACCAACTGGGATTACACTCAGGTAAAGGATTTCAAAATACTAGACCAATTATGGAACAGCTTCAGCAACAACGACAGCTGCAATGAAACAGATGCCACACAGCAAAGCATAATTTTAGCACAAGATATAAAAAACATTCATCAAATGGACTTTCCTTTGCAACCTTTTGATGCAGACAGCAGTAAATTTTTTAAAAAATTGTATGTGAACACTCCACGCACAATCAGAAAGACCTTGTAATGTACGATATATTTTTTATTAGTTACAACGAAATCAATGCTGACGAAAATTATCGTCAATTAAAAGCAAGATTTCCCATGGCGCAGAGAGTGCATGGCATCAAAGGTATACAACAGGCTCATGTGCAGGCAGCCACGCTTAGTCTCACAAAAATGTTTTGGGTGGTGGATGCAGATGCAGTGTTGGAAAAAAACTTTTGTTTTGATTATCTAGCAAATCAATACAATCAAGAGGTAGTGCATGTGTGGAGAAGTCGAAATCCCATAAACGAATTAGAATATGGCTATGGAGGAATAAAACTTCTGCCCAAAAGGTTAACCATGAACATGAATGTGAACAGTATAGACATGACCACCAGTATCTCAGATAAATTTAAAGCCATTGAAGAAGTTTCCAACAGTACAATTTTTAACACAGATCCGTTCAACACATGGAAAAGTGCTTTTAGAGAGTGTGTCAAACTCAGCAGCAAAGTGATTGATCGCCAAGTGGACAAGGAAACTGAAAAAAGATTGCTGATTTGGTGCACAGTGGGAGATGATAAATCATTTGGAGAGTATGCCATTGCTGGAGCACTGGCAGGCAGAGTGTATGGCACAGACCACATAGGTAACACATATGCTCTAAGTCTGATCAACAACTTTGAATGGTTGAAATCAACATTTGTGGGACAATTTCCACATGTGGAGAAAGAAATATTATGATAGACACCAACATTCCATTTGATAAAATTATAAACTTTGGTCAACGCACCATGCTGCATAGCAAATTGTTTTCTGTGAGTTGGATCTTGGCTCGTTTTTGCAACTATGATTGTTCTTATTGCTGGCCTTATGCCAAAAGCAAACAGAAAGATCACAGACCACTGTTGGTTTACACACAAGTGGTGGATGAAATCAAACGTCAAGACAGACAGAATGGATTCACTGACTATCATTTCAGCTTTTCAGGTGGAGCACCCACTGCCTACAAAGATTTTTTACAATTGATACAGCATTACAGTGCTGATACTGCTGCAGAATATCAGAGTATTCACATGACCACCAACCTAAGTCCTTCGGAAAAATGGTGGGAGCGATGGTTGGAAGCCACAAAAACATTGAACCGTCGCAGCATCACTGCCAGTTTTCATGCTGAATTTGCCGATGAACAAAAATTTGGAGATAAAATATTGCTGTTGATGAAGCACAATGTGTTTGTGACCATCAATCAAGTGATGGTGCCCGAAAGATTCACAGAATACTATGACAGATGTGCAAGATTTCATTCCAAAGGCATCAATGTCACACTGAAACCACAGAGTGATCCCACAGCCAGTCAAGTGGTATCAGGCTACACAGCAGATCAACTGCGCACACTGCAGACTGGGTTCCCTCAGCGCATACAGGAAGGTGAAAATTATAAAGATTTATTTCAAATAGAAATGCAGGATGCACAAGGCAATAAGTACTACATGGATCAGGCTGAAAGATTGAACGCTTTTGGTTTCAACCAATTCAAAGGATGGCACTGCAACGCAGGCTATCAAAGTTGCATTGTGAGAGAACCGGGTGGAGAAGTCAAAAGAAGTTACAGTTGTCATGATGAACCACTGGGCAGTATAGAACAAGGATTCAAATTGTTTAATAAACCAAGAGTTTGTGTGACTCCCACTTGTGTGAGTTCAGCAGATTCAAAAATACCCAAGGCCAAACATGTATAGATACACAGATATTAGAGACATACATTTAGAAATCACCAGCAAGTGTCAGGCCAAATGCCCCATGTGTCCTAGAAGAATACAAGGAGGTCCCATTAATCCTTTTATCAAATTGGATGAAATTTCTTTGGAGTTGTTTCAACAATGGTTCCAAGCAGATTTTGTAAAACAGCTCAGCAGTCTATTCATGTGCGGCAATTTGGGTGATCCCATAGTGTCTCGAGACACTTTGGAAATTTATCAATACCTTAGACACACAAATCCTCATATTAGACTGGCCATGCACACCAATGGCAGTGCTAGAGATGTCACTTGGTGGAAAAAATTAGCTGAATTAAAAGTAAAAGTTACTTTTGGTTTGGATGGACTAGAGGACACCAATCATTTGTACAGAGTCAGCACAGATTTTAACAAAATTATTGAAAATGCCAAGGCTTTCATAGCAGCAGGTGGCATGGCCAAATGGCACATGTTGGTGTTTGCTCACAATGAACATCAGATTGAAGAGGCTAGAACAATGGCCAAACACATGGGCTTTGTGGATTTCAGTATCAAACACACTTCTAGATTCAAACAGGATTTTTTACAGGTGATTGATGATGCAGGCAGACCCACTCACAAAATTGCTCCCACTCAAACCAGTCTAGACATGATTCCATTGATAGAACAGTCACAAAGTGAAGAAAAACCACACATAGTGTGCAAAGCACAGAAGTACAAACAGTTGTATGTGAGCGCTTGCGGCAATGTGTCACCTTGCTGTTGGTTGGATATGGAATGGATACCACCCATGCAGGAATCTAGAATAGATTATATGACAAAAATAAACATGTTTCCCAATCTGCATAGACAAACATTACAGGAAATATTTTCAAGTGAGTATTTCAATAAGATAGAGTCACAGTGGAACACTGCAGGTTTGAAAGAATGCAGCAAACAGTGTGGTTCATTTGACAAACTGGGAGCGCAATTTGTTAAAAATTAATATACAAGATGTGCTGTTCTGGATGGATGCTATCAGACAATCTGATGACAGATATCGCACATTGGAAAGTTTTTGGAAAGGTCAAATCAACAGCAAAGTATGGTTGATTGAACAATTAAAAAAATTACCCAGAGCACACAGCATGAATATTTTGATCTGTGGTGGATGGTATGGTGTGATGGCCACACTGTTGTTCAACAGTGATTTGCGTGTGCATAAAATAACCAGCATGGACATAGACAGCCAGTGTGAAAACACAGCCAACACCATGAACAAACAGTATGAAATTGCTGGAAGATTCCGTGCTGTCACTCAAGACATGCTGACTTATAAAGATTATGATGGTTATGACATGATCATCAACACAGTGTGTGAGCATTTGACAACAGAACAATACAATGCATGGTTAAAACTAATACCCGAGGACAAAATTATCGTGTGTCAAAGCAATGACTTTGTGCATCCTGAACATGTGAACCCTGTGAAAGATTTGAATCAGTTTGTGAGCAATAGCAAACTGTATCCTATTGTGGAGCCCAGCGAATTACAAACAGAAAAATACAAAAGATTTATGATTGTAGGAAAAAAAAATGAAAAATAAGAGCTGTACATTTTGTATGCATCCATTCACAGGATTAGCCACCAGAGAAGATGGTGCTATCAAGGTGTGTTGCAGAAGTTTACCCATTGGAAACATACAGAATGAAACCATGGAACAGGCATGGAACAATGAAAAGATGAAAGAAGTACGACGTCAGGTGTTGAATGATGAGCGACCTGATGTGTGTGCGCCTTGTTTTGACTTGGAAGATCAAGGAGTTCAGAGTTTGAGGCAAAGACACATCAGTGATAATATACCTGAATCTAGAATCAATCTATATCCCACGGCTTTGGACAGTTTAAAAGAAGATTACTCCATGCCTTTTGAATTGCCTACCATGGAAATCAAAATTAATAACTTGTGCAACTTGAAATGTCGCATGTGTAATCCATTGGACAGTACACAATGGAAAGACTGGAACAGTATTGTGGATCATTACAAGAAAGAAAACAATTACTTGGTCAAAGCAGTGGAAGATCTGGGTTTGACACAGGCGCCGCATGTGGATCTGTTTGAAGACAAACCACATTTTTGGGATAATTTAAAAAAACTTATTCCTCATTTTAAACGTGTGGAGTTTGCTGGTGGTGAACCTCTGATGGATCCCACACATTATAGAATATTAGACCTATTAAGCACCAATGGATCCAACATTGAAATCAAATATGCCACCAATGGCACAGTGTTGGGCATCAAGGGTGGTAGGACTATACAGGAATACTGGCCTAAATTTAAAAGTGTGGCAGTGAATGTGAGTATTGATGGAATCTTTGACACTTATGAATATATCAGAGGCAATGGCAAGTTTATGGATGTGGTCAACAACATAAAAATAATGAAACAAATACCCACAGTGAGTAGAATAGTGGGAGCATTCACAGTGCAAGCCAACAACATCATGCAAATAGACCGTGTGATTGATTACTTTTTAAATGATTTGGGCATTGTGTTTTACAGTCATAGAGTGAATTATCCCAGAGCATTGAGTGCTCAAGTGTTGCCTATAAAATTAAAAAATCAAGTGATAGACAAATTGGAAGCAGTGAAACTCCGAGTGAAGGATTATGCACTGATCAAACAGCATCCAATATTGGAGAAAATTACTCTACAACAAATACAGGACAACATTAATTTTTTAAAAGCAAGAGATCTTAATCAATACTGGATGGATTGTGTGGACTTTAATCGTAAATTGGACATCACAAGAAATCAAGGACCTTTTGAAAAAATAAATCCAGAGTTTGCTGACTATGTTTAAAGTAGAACACCTGTATCCTCATATCAGAAACAGTGTCAAAGTGGAATGGAACCTTGGCAAACGATGCAATTTGGATTGCAGTTATTGTCCAGCAGAAATACATGACAATCACAGTGAACACACAGATATAGAGATATTGAAACGCACTGTGGACGTTTTAAGTGTCATACCCAATGTGCGAATCAGTTTGACAGGTGGAGAACCTTGTGTGCATCCACACATAGAACAATTGTTACAACATGCTAAAAATCAAATCAACTGGATCAATGTCACCACCAATGGTACCAGAACTGTGGAATTTTATCAAAATATTTTGGAAAACTATATCAATCATATTGTGTTCAGTGTGCATTTCGAATCTGATTGGCTGAAGGTGATAAACACCATTATCAAGGTTTACACACAGTCTGCCAACAAAAATGTTCTAGTACACATGATGATGCTGCCAGGGCGTTTAAAAGACGTTAAAGACGCTTGCAAGGCTCTTTTAGATGCGGGCATACGCTATGCTCTGAGACCCATACGCTGGACCAAAACACATGATGATTTCGAAGACATGATTCATTACAGTGAGGAAGAAAAAGAATTTTTGGCAGTGAGCAATCATACACCACCAAAAAATACTCTCATAGACAACACAGTGGAATGCAATGTGAATGATTTGCTGATCAACAAAACCAATCAATTCCAAGGATGGAGTTGTATGGCTGGTGTGGAAAGTTTAATGATCAATTGGGATGGTGAAGTTCACCGAGCCACTTGTAGAGTGGGTGGCAGTTTGGGCAACATCTACCAAGATACTTTTGTACGACCCACAACACCTATTGACTGCAATCGCACATGGTGCACTTGTGCTGCAGACATAAACATAACCAAGTTGAACAATGTTGATTGAAAAAATAGATTATAAATTTAAAGAATTTAACCGTGTGTTGCAGATTGAATGGACACTGGGCAACACTTGCAATTACAATTGTTCATACTGTCTGCCCATACTGCACAACAATAGCTTTCCTTGGATAAATCTAGATGAAAGCAAAACATTCATAGACAAACTTCACAATCATTACAGCAACTTAGGTATCACAGATTACATTTGGAAATTTGGTGGAGGTGAACCCACATTATACAAAGATTTTGCTGAGCTGTGTGCCTACATAAATTCCAAATCCAACAACTATATCATACCCATTACTAATGGCAGCAGAAAATTACACTGGTGGCAGGAGCATGCTAAAAACTTTTTTGCTGTGCATTTCAGCATTCACCCGGAATTTGTAGATCCCAATCACATTGTGGCAGTGTGTGATAATCTAATAGAACAAAAAATTGATAGTATTTGCCACGTGATGATGATGCCCAACAATTGGAATAGATGTTTGGAAATAGTAGAAGTGTTAAAAAACAGTCAGCACAAACAATGGGGCATACAAGCCAAACCTTTGCATCACACTTGGGAATCAGACACTGCAGAAGAAAGAGACTTATATCCTTACACTGTAGAACAAAAACAAGTTTTTCATGCTCCTATCAGAGCACAAACAAGAATCAGTCCAAGAGTGGATCCCAAATTGAACAGAGACATGTACATGATCACTGAGGAAGGCATCAAAGATTTTGATCCTTATTGGGCAGTCACCCATGACATTGTGGACTGGAGTGGGTTCAAATGCGACGCAGGCATCAATAGAATATACATAAATTATGACAAACGCATGTATTTGGGAGCAGGCTGTAGAGTTGAACTGGATAATTTTGTAGGAAAAAAATACAATGAAAGTTTTGAATTTCCTAATAAGTCAATCATTTGTAATCAAAGGAGATGTGTATGTATCGCGGACGTACAGGTGCCCAAAAGCAGATAGGATTTTTTGGAGATAGTTTTTGTTACTATGCTGAAAAACACAACTGGATGGGTCAATTATCAGATCATCTTGACAGTAAAGTTGTACACAACGGTATAGGTGGATCCAGTTACTGGACCACTGTGATAGACTACACTAAAAATTTTAATCAATACAAAGATTTGGATTACACAGTGTTCTGCTGGACTGAACCTTTTAGAATATATCATCCCAGTGGAGATTTTACAGGTCCCAAAGCATACAAAAAAGACAATCCCAAATATAAGGCAGCACAGATGTACATAGAACATCTGCGTGATTATGACAAAGAAAGAATGGAATTCATTGCTGCAGCACATTGGTTAGATCATGAATATCTCAGCAAAGTATCTGGAAAAATCATACATCTTTGGAGTTTTGGAGACCCACGTGTGGAAGATTGGCACACAGCAGAACTTAAAGATATTAAATTTTTATATGATTGGAAACACGGAATAGAAATGCGTACACCTTTGTTTTATATCAGTTGTAGAACAGATGCTTTTAGACACAAGTTTGAAAATCATTGGTTGAATGATATATTTCATTTCACAGTGAATCACATGGGACCGGAAGGTGATGCTGCTGTGTTTAAGGCTATAAAAGATGTGCTAATTCAGGAAAAACTTTAGCAGCACTCAATCCTCTGATAGCATCCAATTTGTTCACATACTCTTTGAATCCAGGCAGCAATCTCGAATTATCTTTGGCTTCCATGTGCATCAACACTGCCTCCCAGCGTCTCCAACCATAAGGATTAGTTTTCCAAAAATCATCGTCCTGTCTATAATTGTGCCACAACCAATCTTTAAAATCCATAAACAGTTCTCTTATTTGTTGTTTGTCTTCTCGAGGTAATATTTGTATGCTTAAAAAAGTTGGTATGTATAATAAATGCATGTTGACCAATCCACCACCCATTTGTACTCCACCAGGCACAGTGCCCACATTTAATTTTTTAAATTTGCTCTGTATTTTCCATTTCATAAAATCAGGCAAGTGTTTGATATTAAAAATTTGTATGGCAGTGGCCAAACTCACTTGTATGTTGTCAGGAGTATTGTCCAACATGTGTAAATTCTTTTCCACTGTGGCCCATTGTGTGGGAAAACGTATGTATTCATCACGCTGATGTGTGGCATCCATGCTCACAGCAAATTTAACTTTTTTAAATTTACTCCATAACTGGATTAAATCTTCATCCACCAATATACCATTGGAATTGTAACGCAGTAATATACGATCTTGATAGCCTTGTCTTATAATTTCTTCAATAAACACTTTGTGTTCTTTGATCATCAGTGGTTCACCACCAGCAAAATACACCTGTTTGAGATTGGGTATTTGTTTGTACATCTCCTGCCAGAATGTGTCTTTTTCATGCCAGAAGTTGTTGAATTCTTTGCGATTCCATTGTATCTGATCTTTGACTTCTTTGTTTTGTAATTGTGGCATCAGTTGTTGCCAATCATTCACCCATTTGCTGCTGTCATGTTGAGAACACATCACACATTTGATATTACAAGTGTGCCCCAAACGTAGATCCAAATACAATAATTTTTCAGGCACTGTGCCATCTTCTTGGGTTTGACGTATCAGTTCAGGCACATCCACGCCATCTCGATGCCATGTGCCAGTTTCCCATATTCTTTTACTCACCACACCCACACGTTCTTCATCAAAACACTTACGACAACTGGCAGGTATTTCGCCTTTCAACATAGTGGTACGCACACTTTTCATATAATCATTGTTCCAAGCACTCATGGGAGTGTCCACACCAAAGTTGGCAGGTGTGCCATCTTCTTTTTTAATAATGCCCACTGTGTGATCTGATCCAGCACCACTGGCGTTGGCTGAACAACACAGCCTCATGTCACCGTTGGGTCTGGTGGCAAAATGTATCCAAGGCAATATGCAATAGGTGGGTGTGCCTGTGACAGATTCTATTTCTCTCTGCCATTTGCCCAGTTGTGAATCTTCAGGATTCATCCAATATTCGTTATGATCTGACACTGTCTACTCCCCATTGTCTTTCTTGACACCAAAAACATTCTCCACACACAGGCACGGGCTGCCCTAACACATAAGTCCTGTAGTCCAAGTCTCCAAAGATTTTAGGTGATGTGTCGCGGTCACCCTCACAACTGCGAGTGAGATCAAATAGGTCCATTATGCCTAATTTTTTATATTGGGCAACTATCCAATCTTTCTGCACATAAGTGAAAGGGTGACAAGCATAGCCGCCCATGTGTGCTTTGATTAATCTGTCCAGCACTGTGTCAGACAATGTGTCGAGCAACACATCTCTGTCAGTGAGACGATGATCAAATTCTTTATCGGGATTTTTTGTAACCCCACAATACCAAGCATCTAATTTTTCTGTGTGAGCCACATATTCAGCATGTGCTCTCAGTTCTATTTGATTGCCACTTTTTAATCTGCCATATTCATCCACAATACTGGGTCCTTTGGATCCCCATTCTAATTCGGGAGCAATAAAATTTTCGTGTCTTTTGAATTTTATATTTTCAAATTTATTAGTCAACCAGTTGTATACTTCCATGCTGTTGTGACGCTGCCAAGGTCTGGTTTTCCAACATCTCACATTGGTAATAACATGCACAGTGATATCCAACTGATTTTTTACAATCAAATCACACAGCAGATATGCCATTAGAGCACTGTCAGCACCACCACTCACACTGACGCCAATATTTTTCCATTTGTGGGACAAAGGCACATACACTCCATCTGTTAGATGCAGTATGTTTTTAAACACACTGGTTTCGTAAATTGTTTTTAATTGTTCTGTGTTACTCATAAAGTTTTTTTATTGCAGTTGATTTCGGGTTGGCAAGTACAGTGCGTTCTTTCACAAATTGTGGGCACAATATTAGGGTAAAAATTATCCGTAAAATCTTGATTGAATAGATTGAATGAACCATTTAAATTATAAAGACGATTGCCACAAGCACCTTTGATTCTTCCATCCTTGTCAATCTGTATGGTGTCCACACCCACGTTGCACAGCCATCCTTTGAAATTATTCATGCCATTTAATGAAAGATAATTTTGTAACACTCTTTTCTTTTTCTTATTGTTAAAATGCAACGTGGGAGTGGAATTGAATTTTTCAAACCTTCTTTTTTTCCAGTTAAACATTTGAAAAAATGATGGATTTCTTTTGTTGCAATCACTGAGATATTTTTTTTGTTCTGTGTTGTAATTCACTGTGCTGTGATAAATTTCCAACACATTTATGGCCCATTTTTTTTTACTGGATTTTAACTGTTCCACTATGGCCACACATTTATCCCAAGCGTGTGGATCCATCAGCACGTTAGCATCCACGCTGACTCCTTTTTGATACAACAGATCTGCCACAGCAACAATGTGAGGCACGTCCACTCTTTCATGATGACAGCTCAGCATCACAATGTCATTGTAATGACCATATTCATCCCACCATCTCAGAGTGCGTGATCCATTGGTGCTCATGCTAATCAAACAGTTGAATTGTTCTTTGAAATATTTGGTAAATTCTCCAAAATCTTTCCATATGGTGGGTTCGCCTCCTATGAGGTGCAGATAGAAATCTTTTTTGCCAATATTTTTTTTGTAGTGTTGGATAAGATGAGAAAGATTCTTTTTGATCAGTTCGATATTAGGCCAACCATGAGTGCCTTCATTGGATCCAGGAAAACAATACCAGCACTTGTAGTTGCATCTGTTGCTGAGGAACAGTTCTATCCTAAAACTATCTTTTTTTTGGTTGCTCTGTATTCTGATTAATTGTTCAGATGATTGGCCATCACTGACTGATGATACATCACTGGAATTTGACTGCTCGAAATTGGACATAGTATGGACAGAGTATTTATCGTAATTAAATGCCCACATAATTTTTTACGATAAGTACAGCTATGCTTGACCAAATTAACATTCATTGCTCTGCTACAGAAATTTTTAAAAGTTTACCAATTTTGGATTTACCAAAAACTCAATTGAATGCACCCACTGGAGATTTTTTCTATGATGCTTGGCAGCTGAAAGATGAATTTAAAAAACCACCCATTGTGGATCTTTTTGCTCAGCTGGGATCAGTGGGCGAAGCTAGAATAATTGTGTTGGAACCAGGTGAAAGTTATTGTGCTCATGCTGACATAGATGACCGATATCATTTGACACTGCAAGGAGAACACAGTTATCTGTATGATTTAAAAAATTTAAAAATGTACCCCACTGAAGCGGACAACACAGTGTATCTCATGGATGCAGGTCGCATACATTCTGCTGCTAATTTGGGTTATAAATCACGCATTCAATTGGTCATAAGAAAATTATTAAACAAAGTAGAACTAAAAGATCCGTGTTCGGTCAAAATTATAGTTAATGATCCTCCATACAATCTAAGATATTTGTTTGATCATAGTTTTTCCATAGTTTTGAATAGATTAAACAAACAAGGATGTATGAATAAATTTAAAAAAATTTCTGAAACTGAAATAAGTTTTCAAATAGAACGCACTCATCTACCACAAGTGAACAAACTGGTAGACACTTGTGGATTCAAAATAAAGGTTATGTATGATGAAATATTGGAATAATTTTTACAAACATGAACGGGGCACATTGGCTGTGGCTAATATGGTGTATGAACCACTGATTAATCCTGACAAAGATATATTTAAAATGAATTTTAACAGCAATCAATATGTGGTTAATCCCAATATGACGGATGACTTTAGACAAAATTGGTTTGCTAGAGAAATCAATTATATAGAAAAATTAAAAAATAAACCATATGCTCCTGAAATTACAAATATTGACCACAAAAATAGAACCATTGAGTTCAAATGGTATGACCGTGGTTTAAGCAAACTCATACACACAGGTGAAATATCCACAGTGCCCAACTGGCAACAACAGATCAAAGACATACTTTTAGATTTGTTGGCTGAAAACATACACAAATCCAATCTGTATCCACACACATTTTATTTGGATGATAAAAACAAAGTTCGTATAATGGATCTTTACGGTTGTACCTGTGACGAAGATAGATATGTGTCCAAAGAATTGTTAACTTCCATATTGTTTGATCCCAATCATCCTAGATTTGCTCAAAGTATTGTGGGTGAATTGTATGACACATTTAAATTGTATGAATTAACTGTGAAAATGAATTATGGCAACTGGCCAGGAGATTTTTTAAATGCTTGAATACGTGGGTAATTGCAAAGATTTGATTGATTGGCACAGTGTTATAAAAAGCATTGAAGATCAACAGAGTGCTTACATAGGACCAAGACATGATGTGGGACATCATGTGCCCGGTGTGGAAGAAGTGGCCAAGCCATTGCGTGAAGCTGGTTATAAAATGAAACACGAAGGGGGCAATGCCAGTTGGGACATGTATCTACCAGGCACAAATTTTGATAAAAAGATAGCAGAAAAGTTTTGTGAATGGGTGGGCATGAGCAGTTATATCAATGCTTGGATCAGTAGAGTAAAACCTGGTGACGTAGCACCTTGGCATTGGGATATCACAGATGATGAAAAAACTTTAGAACACAAGAAAGAAATGGTGAGATTTCATTGTCACATAAGTCCACCAGCACCAGGACATGTTTTAATTGTGGAAGATCATTGTTTGTACAATCAAGAAACAGGAGCCACTTGGAAATGGCCCAAACGCACTTCATGGCATGCAGGATCCAATGCAGGATTAGTGCCCAAATATATTTTTAACATATGGGGCTAACATATGAATAAAAAAATGTGTTTCCAGTTTGATTACTGGCCCATAATGAGATCGCATAATGGAGATAATCAAGCAGTTAAGTCTGGAGATTTAAAAGACACACTGATGGTCATATATAATGAAGAATTATTATGGCCAGAGATAGAATTAAGCAAAGAAGGTATGGAGTTGGGTGCTATTATTCGTAATGCAGACATAGACATATTTTTTAACAAAAAAAATCAATTTAAATTTTTAAACAGACAAACATGGATACCCAGCGGAAAAAATATAGATGTTTTTGCTGTTATAGACTTAACATGCATTAAAAAAGATATTTGGAAAATTGATTTTCAATATAATTTTATGAATGTGCTTAAAACAGAACTGGATGATTTTAATAATAAATTTCTCATAGGTTGTGAAAAATTTCATTTCAAAATCAATGGCGAAGCTCTATTAGTGAATGAAACTGTGTCTGCTGAAAAAATTTATGAAGCGTCACATGAATTTGCATGGCAAGCCAACACTCCTATATTATTAGAAATTGAAGAGTTTGGTCATGGTGTGTTGTCTGAACTTCAAAGATTTATTCAAGGAGTGCGATTTACTATAAAATGAAAATAATTATTACTGGTCATACTTCTAACATAGGCAAAGTGTTGTTTGAACACTTAACTAAAAGTAATACATGTGTAGGATTTTCTAAAAGTAATGGGTTTGATTTGAACGATCCATCTCACATGCAACAACTGATTGAGCTATCATTGCACAGCGATTGTTTATTAAATTTAGCACATATTGCAGACGTGCAAAGTAAAATTTTAAATCACATCACAGCCAAATGGAATATTTCATATCCGTTAAAAAATGTTATTACCTTTGGTACACTTGCCACAAAAATTAACGCTGATCTACTAAACACTATTGGAATAGATCCTTTGTATCTTAAACAAAAACAACATCTTGATGCTGTGCATGATCAGTGCAGCATGCAAAAACCATTTGGTCCGCAGATAAAATTTACCATGCTTCGCATAGCCAATTATGGACAAAAAACTGGAGCTAGAGCCAACGAGCCAAGTTGCAGTGCAGATGACATCATCAAAACAGTTGATTATATATTAAACAGTGATCTGTATATCAGTGCTATTGATCTAAGAAGAATCTAAATTATCTTTCTTTTTGAACCTTTACGTTTGACATCTAACGTGCAGCAATGAGTGCCACCTTCCCAATAAACCTCGTGGCGTTGTGGCACCACATGACAATTGATATTGAAAGTTTTTAAATATTGAAACAGTTCAGGTAGATGCTTGCCAAACAATATATTTTTTGAATCTAGAATCAACACATTAAGATCAAAACATATCTCTTGCGTGTAACCTCTCCAATTAGCAAGGTATTTTTCTAACCAAGCATTAGAATACTTGCCAGCAGTAGCAGTGTAGTCTTTGATGTAGTTGTCTACTACGACTTTGCCCACGTAATTCTTAACATCTATTAATTTTTTATTTCTTAATGCCAAAGGCACCCATTCTATGCCAGCGTGAATCACTGTGTCATCATCTATTAATAAAAATCCATGATCAATATGACCGTAGTTTTTAAACACTGTGTCACCTGTGTTTTCAACGTATTTGTATTCTGTAAGATTACGTTTGAGCCATTCTAAACCTAATTGTGTGCCAGGCCCTTTACCATTGTATATGAGAGTATCACCTGCTTTGAACACTGATGCTGTGTGCCACAGTAATTGATCTGCCAGTCTTTCTTTATAGATGCTGTCTGATATGTACCAATTGTCATCTATCTCTGCATTAACCAGCATAGGCAAAGGTTGCGAGATCCAATTGTATCCTTGTTGAAATAATTTATTAAAAATTTTTGTGTAACTCAACGAGTCAAAATATCTATCAGTGTAACTAGTATATGTTTGAATGATCTGTTTACCCACAATTAGATATTGATCTCTAGGCACAATAGGGCATATTGGCATCTGAATTTTAAAATTAGGCATTGCAATAGGATGGTCGTATTTTATAACTTCAGGTCTATGCACTTGAATTTTAGATGCCTTTAAAAAACTGGATAAATCTTCAAGGTCTTGTTTGGTTTCTTCTAAAATTCGATTAAAACTTAACACACTTTCTGTAGGCAAAAATTGATCCATGTCTCCAGGAGCATAACAATCTCCCACAATTACTTCTTGTAATGGATCAAATTCAGTGTATATCATATTAAATATTTGTGATTAATAAACATTTGTAAAGAATATCTAGTGACTTTATTGTTGATTATAGGCGTCACAGCATGTGTCAGATCATTGGAGTTGATAATTATTCTATTGCCTATGGGTTCTACAAAAATGCCTTGTGTGTCTTCTTTAGTTTCTTTATAAACAAACAGTCCACCATAATTTACGTGCCATGTATCATTGAGAAATATTGTAATACCCACATAATCCAATGCGGCATTATTATTCTCATACAATCCATCTAGGTGCCATTTGGCTCCATAAGGAGCTTTGTTTTCGTGATAGCGTAACATGCCATCCCAATTGTCAATCACCGATGCAGCAGCATATTTTTTATCTATTAGTGCTTGCAGAATAATATTAACACTTGGGCCTTTTAACAAATAATATTTGCTGTTTATTAATCCAAAATGTTCGTTTTCAGTTAAAAGTTCTTCAGTAGTCTGCAACTTATCATGATTTTGCTCCACGTAATTTAAAACACAATTTTCATCTGTTATTTCAGTTTTGATAGCATTTTTAAGTTGTTCTAATATGTGTGTATCAAAAAAATTATCAATTATTTTCATATGATTCTAAATTTTGTTTAAGCACAGTGAAATATTCTTCACCAGCGTTCAAAGGCACAATATATAAATTTTTATAATTGCCTTTGCGTATCATATAGAGGCAACCAAAACGATTCAGTATTTCAAAACCTGTGCTTTGAATAGTTTTAACAGCAGTGTTTTGAATTGTTTGATGGTTGTTCAATACCTGTTCTTTTTCCAGTATGTCCATATATTTCAAAGCACTGTTGATGCCTGACAGAGAAAAATTATAGGTGTATCCATGATCCCAATCAAAGTTTGTAGGCAGTGTTTGATGTATTTTTTCATTGTACATGGTAATGCTCAAAGGAAAATATCCACCTGTGATGGCTTTACCCATGGTGCAGATATCAGGTTGTATAGGCAAGTGTTTCCATCCAAAATAATCACCTGTTTTGCCTCCACCCATAAAAATATCATCCATAATGATCAACACATCAAATGTTTGTTGAACATGTTTTAATTTTTGCCAAAACTCATTTGAGTTTGGAGTCATGTCTCCACCGTATGAACATGGCTCTACTATCACACTCATCACTTTGGTCCAATCTACTTGATCTATTTCAAAATCTCTATCAAGTTTTATAGCACCATGATACCTATCCATAGTGTACATGGGGTTATCCATGAGTAGATCTCCAAGATTACTGTTAAGAAAAGTGCTGCCGTGATAGCTGTCCATAAAACTTATCACTTGTTTTTTGTTATTGTTTTTCTTCACATGATGATAGGCAGAAGACAATTTTATTGCTCCTTCGTTGGCATCACTGCCTGATAGTGCAAAAAAACTTCTATATCCGCCACTCATCTCAAACAATTTATTGCTGAGTTCATAACTTGCATGATTTAATTTTAAATCTTCAGCATGTACAATAGATTCTGCTATTTCTGGTTTGATACTTTGCATGGCATCACACACATGTTGAATGATGTCTGTTCTATTGAATCCCAAAGTAAAACAACCATAATGCAACAAAGGATCAACCTTTTTAACGCCATTCATAACAGTACCAAACTGCCAATGTTTGTCTGCTGGATGTGTGGGCTGTTGTTTGCCTGGAATCAGTCCTTTAAGTGTCATAGCAGTAATTATAGTATTTCTAATTGCAAATGATCGTATGTGGTGATGGGTGAATTTTCAAACACTTTTTTGGTTTCCACACTGAAGCAACAGTATCCGTTGACGTCCACTAGGTCTTTAAAATTAATTGCTGGGTTCAATCCTTGATGATATTCTTTGCCAATTTTATAAACGAACTGATTGCAACGCACAGTGATGCAATAGTCGTCTGACACATGCTCGCTGCCTTCCACATGGTTCAATCTTAACAGTTGAATATGGCTTTCATACAAATAATTAACAGGCTTAATAGTCCAT